CATGTCCCGACCGGCGAAGCCTGCACTCTGAGACTGCGCGCGCTGTAGCTGCTGGGCTCGGGCATCGGCCGCCACAGCCGCGCGTGCCGCTGCGCCCTCGGACTCAATGAGGCCCTGCTGTGCTTCAGTCAGGCCGAGAGTACCTGCGCGCTGTCGAGCCTGAAGCTCCTCAAGTCGGCGCTGGTACGCATCCGGCATCATAGCTTCCGCCTGTTGCCGGGCAGCAGACGCGCGAGAGATGGCGCCGCCGGCTGCGGCTACGCCCATGCCGATCGGGATGGCGAGTGCGGGAAGAGCCAAGGGTCACCTCAGAGGTAGTACACTTCGAGGGCGATGCCCCAGTTGATGATGGCGCTGCGCTCGATGGTGGAGATGTGCGCCAGTCCGACGGTCAGGTTGTTGGTGGCGGTGAACACCTTCGTTCCTTGTAGGTTCCCATAACCGACAACAGTATACGGGCGGAGTGCTCCACTCGGGGGTGACGTAGACTTGAAGCCGCCGTAGTTATTGACCACTTCGCTCTGGTACGCAGGCACGACGACTTTGTTCGCGGTCGCCGCCGGGGTTCCAGTGACAAGGTAGTCCGCGACGTAGAGGTACGCATCAGTAGGTGTGAGTCGCGCGCTGTTATCGTCGGGACCGTTAAAGCTCTCCATCCACCAGTGGAACACGACGGTCGCTGTTCGCCTAAGATCGAGCGTGAACGCGGTCTGAGGGATGACCTCCCAGGTCGCGGTAGTCACGCCTGCTGCACCGCCAGTCAGGAAGGACGAGGCGAACTGGCAGCGAACCAGCGTGCCTCCGTCCCACTGCGCGCCTTGGTAGCCCGTGATGCCGTGCTGTACACCGGCGTAAGCATCGAGGATGGGTGCCTGTACATGGCGGGTCTGAACCCACGCGCTGCTGAGAAGGTCACTATTGATGATACCTTCATGGAGGTAAATCTTCAGAGCATCATCGTTGCCCTTGAGGTCTGAGGCGTCAAGCGGGTTGCCGTTTACAAAGTTGTTTGGTGCGGCGTAGGCCATCAGTACATCCGCTGTTGGAGGGCACTCAGGCGGCCAGAAGAGTACGTCATCTGCACGAGAGCGTCGGCGGCGGTGTAGTCATAGATGAGCACATTGCGGCCAGACCCCGCGAAGTGCGCGGGATGGAGGATGCCGGTCAGGACGATGCGGATGCCGTAGACCGTTACCTGCTGAGAAGGGGCATGAACATACATGCTGTGCGCCCCATACCAGCCGTGCTCAATGTCCGTGCCGTTGTTCGGTATCGTCCCGTTCTCGGGATCGCCGCTCCCGTCCAGCATCCACGGGCTAAGGACTGTCGCCCCGTTCATGCTGTTTAAGAAGAAGCCGTCATACCCCGAGCCACCAAGGTTAACCGACGGGTCTTGCTGCCCAGGAACAGCGACCCAGTTCGTGAGCGCAGCGGAGGTGATGTCCCACTGGAGGTAGGCGAGCCAGCAGTGCATCCCGTCTGTGATGGTCTGGAAGCCGCCACTTCCGTTCGAGAGTTGGTAACGGCCGAGTGCATTTACACGATTAAAGGGCAGCGGCACAAGCGACGGAATCTCGAAGTAGACGGACAAGTCCCACCATACGCGGAGGCACTGCCCGACCGGGATGACCCAGGGCGACGCGCTGAAGTCCAGCCGGGTTTCTGTACCGGCCGGGGTCTGTACCGGCGTAACGGTCGGAGGCGAGGCGAGGTTGGAGTTGACTACAAGGAATGGGGCAAGATGGAGCATCTGGCTGTTGCCGAGAGTGACCGGCCCAGCGCGATTCTCTATTATCTTGACGTTAGTAAAATGTGGTAGATCAAACGCCTGATCGCGTGTGTTCTCCGCATTGAGCGCCCCTGCTTGGCTGTAGTCAGCGTAGGTGTTGTTGAGGGTCGTAGCGCTTGTGACCTGCCCAGGCTCGACTGGGGGTCTGGAGATGCGGCTCATCTAAACCTCCCGATGGCGAAGACCCGGTTGCCGAAGACATGCGCTTGGCAAAGGTGGTCCCCACCTGTGTCCGTGTACGGGTCATCCGGTCCCGCTGAAGGAGGCTTGAACTGGAGGGTCATCACTACAGGACCAGAAGGCATCTGCTGCGCGCCGACGATGCTGAAGAAGTCCATGCCCTTTGCCGGACCCAGGCGCTCTGCCACGACTACGCCGTTGAACAGGATGCGGACTCCTACCCAGTGGTAGTTGTGTGTACCGAACTTGTTGGAAGAGGCGAGGTACTGCGCGTTGTCTGTCCACTGAAACATGGTCTGGGTACAGCTGTTGCCATACCATTCCACTAAGAGGTTACCGCCCTTGAACGGGGACAGCGTGGTCTCGAAGACTGTGCGCCAGCCTGAGCCATAGTTGAAGTAGTTGACCGCGCGGAACTGCTCTGGAAGCGTGTTGGCAGAGTCCGCGCGAAGAACAGTCTGCTCTCCTTCCGCGTTCGCTACTCCGGTGTCCCAGGGACTAAAGACCCAGGTGTGATGCAGCGCGGACTGTGTGACCCGACCCTGTGTGAGACAGGAAGCAGGGTACTGACTGCGGTCCAGGCCCGTCATCTGCGAGCGGAAGGACTTGTGCTGCTCGTTAAACTGCCCCGCTTCTACAAGCTGGTCAGCCCGCGCATCGTGTTGAGTCCACTGCTTCATGAGGTCTTCCCTGCGACGATGGTTGTACCGCGTGCTGCAAACTCAATTTCGTGGCCCACAAGCATGATGTCGTCGCTGGTCTCCAGCCGGAACTTGAACCAGCTGCAAGACTGTAACGCCACGGGGATGCGGATGGGGACCAGTCGCGGGTCTTGCCATTGAGCCGTGCCAACGAGCGCGGTGTCGTAGACGGGCTGGCTCTCGCGGTCAGGAGACTGAGACAGGAACCTACTGTCGCTCCCGACCGCTGTGTACTCGAAGTCCTTGAAGTAGCTCAGGTTCAGCGAGACATCGCCCGTGGTCATTATCCACAGAGTTACATACTGAACCTGCTTCTTTATCTGCGCGTCTCCGAAGTCCTGCCACGCGCATTCATAGACCGAGGTAGGCGGCGGCCCAGGAGCGTAGGCATCCTCGACAAGAGTGCCGCCCATCGCGCGAGTTGCGCTGATGACAAAGAGCCCGGCCTCTACGTTCTGGTTCGACGGGTTGCCCGTGTGATGCCCGAAGATGAGCGTGCCGTTGTGAAGGCGGTCAATGCAGCCGACGGGGAAGCCGGACCTGATGCTCCAGCCCTGCTTCTCGAGATGGTAGACGAAGCCCAGGTTCGGACGGTCGTTACCGTTTGCGGGGATGTAGAGGTGGTACTCCTGCAAGGTCGGGCTGAACTTACCCACCGCGCGGGGCGCGCACTCCGGGGTCAGGCGCTCGACCTCCGAACGGATGTCCGCGCCGATCTCCTCCAGCCGCACTACAGAGCCGCCGTCCGTACCGCCTGAGATGAGGAAGATGCCAGTCAGAGACAGGAACACAACGCCCAGTCCTGGCACCGCGTCTACCGAGGAAGGCGACCTGCACGCGACTTGGCGCGAGAGTGTCTGCACTTGGAAGTTGGGGTAGCGGCCGGAGAGGATGTCTACCGAACTCTCGCGGAAGACGATGAGGTTGTTGTAGTAGGCATACAGCCCGGTGACTGCCCCGCCTCCGGTGCTGAGCGAGATGTAGTCGGCAGCACCAAACTGGTCGATCAGCGTCGGCTTTGAGAAGTAAAGGCGGTTGCCGTCATCCACACCTCCGTCGAGGAAGAGGCAGTCATTGAAGATGGCACAACACCTCGCCCGCGTTGCCGGGAAGATGCTGCTGTCCTGCGCGAGAGGGGCGGGAATAGTAAAGGTGCTTGACCGCCTGAAGCAGTGGAACAAATCCTCTACGTTATTGCGAACTTCTCCTGAGAAGTAGAAGTCAGTCTGGTCATCGAACGTGCTGTAGATGCGTCGCGCCACAGTGCCCGGGGGCCCCGTCGGGATGCGGATGGTGGGCGCGTAACGGTAACCACTGTGCCCGGGTCTGATGCGCCAGCTAATAATGGCGGCCTCTGACAGCGGGGACTCTGAGCCGGTGTCGCTAATAAAGCTGACTTTAAACTGGTAGTCATTGTCGATGCCCCCGTCCGTGGCATCCGCAAAGCCCATGCCGAAGATGTTCCCGAAGCCGCTTGTCTGCGGGGAGGTCGGGAAGTAGTTGCGGGTGCTGTCCCCGGTAAAGAACTGGGTAGACGCTCCGCCATTCGAAGCATCCAGCGGTGCCACCTTTAGCGGGTCGGGCTGCGGCGGGTTGCCATACCAGCCCACGGGTCGGGAGAGCTGGGCAAGCTGCGTGGATGTGATGGACCCCGAGATGTCCAGCGGCCACGGCCGCACAACGATGGGCGCGTCGTAGCCGTTGGTGATGACCACGCGGTCGCCGTACTCGGCGTAAACCGAGGCCGTGTCTGTCGAAGTAGGCTCCGTCCTTGAGCGGAGGTTGAGCAAGACGTTGGCCTGCCCTACCTCGTAGTACAGGTACAGCGTGCCTCCGCTTTCGAACAAGATGCTTTGCCGAGCGCCCGCTGTGGACTGCTGAAGAACGTAGAGGCTGTCAATGCGCCCCAGCGCGGAGAAGGGTGACCAAGCATCGGCTGGGTCCGGGCGGTACTTCTCGTAGCCGATGCGCGAGACAAGCGCGTCAGTGTCGTGGTCCACCGTCCAGTTCTCAATGAGGTTGGCCTTCTCAGGGTCTTGGGGAAGCGTAAGCTGCATCCCCGCGACAACGCGCGTCTGGAGCGTTTGAGCCTTCATGTATGCACCAGCGTAGTAAAGCGGTTGAAGGAGTTGGGCTCCATGTTGCTGAGCCAGTTGCCCTTCACGATGCGTCTGCTTGTCGTGATGAGGTAACGCTTCTCGAGCTGTAGAAGCTCTGCCTCAAACCGGCGCCGGTAAAGCTCGGACTGAGATGGGTTGTCGTGTTTGACCAGCACGTCTGCCAGCGCTTTGTAGGCAACAATCATCCGATGGGCAGGAGGGATGAGGGATACATCATTGTCTTCCTGCATCGTCTGATGCCGCACCATGTACCGGACTTGGAAGATGTAGTCCTTGTCCTGGCGCGGGTACAGCCTCACGCGCTGCGTAAACCCGTCCGGGTTCGCCATGCGCGGGTCATTGAACAGCGCCTCGGAGTTGGCGAGAGATGCGACATCCAGAACGAGGGTACGCGCAGCTACGTCAGTGGGCGCGAGCGTCATGTACTGACCCGGGTTCACGGGGTCAGCCAGAAGCCGCCATGCGTTGTACCCGAACTGTGTGCTGCGCCAGTAGTAGCGCTTGTACAGTCCGCTGTTCGTGGTCTGCGCGAAGGGCGTCAGTACGATGTCCTGAGTGTCTGTGGCTGTGATGGCGACCACTTCACCGTGCGCGCTCTCCCGGTTGTTGGCGAAGACGAGCGTGCTTGTGAACTCAATGGTCCGCACCCCGCGACCGACAGCCGGCGTAGTGCCGAGGTTGAAGCCTCTGCGGGGACCGCGCAGATGGTACGGGTCATACCAGACCCAGTAGACCGGGAGGTTGATCTCCCCCAGCGGGAGGTTCCACCACTCATCCTCGTAGCGGGCGAGGTTGTCGAGGAGGCCGGGGTCATCAGGCGTGCGGGTCTGAGAACGACGCGCGATGCCGAGGACCGTTGTACAGTCCTGGGGCAAGTCGATGTAGCGGTTGATGACGGTCGCAGCGTAAGAGCCTGTGGTATCGGTCCAGTCGCGGTCGATGCGGAGGTCAGTGTCGGAGACGACGTTGTTGATGAGGTAGACCTGCTTCGCTCCAGTGGAGTCGATGACCTCAATCTCCTGTCCTGCCATCCAGGCGAGGAAGGAACCCGCTGGGCCTGTGACTACCTGCGTGCCGTTCGTCAGCGTTAACGCTGTAAAAGCGACATCCTTGTATACGGGAACATCAACAACTTTGTTGATGAAGGTAAACGGCTTCTCCTGGCAGATGGTCCGGTCTGCTTGGTTGAGCAGGTCATCTACCTGACGCGCGTAGTTCGGGTTGTCCGGGTTGTAGTCAAGGACGTTGGCTACAAACTCGCGCAGTTCTTTGAGGTCAGACGCCGGCATGGGAAGCTCCTAAGACAAGAGGCCCCGCCCGCTTGGGGCGGACGGGGCCGGAGTGCCCGTTGGGAAGCGGGCAGCGGAGGTCAGAACTGCTTCAACACCCAAACGTCCGCAGCGTTGCTAGTGGCATCTTCGAGGGCAACCCCGCAGATGTTCACGTTGGCTGCGTCCGCGATGGTAGCCCGACCGGAGGTCGTGGTGTCCAGCGCAAGCGCGAGCCCGCTGGTGGAGCCGGTCGCCACCGAGGCGCCCTCGGCGTAGCCGCCGACAACAACCCGGATGTTGACCTCAACCGACTGCCCCGAGACGCTGGGCTCAGCGACGCTCACAGTGTCGAGAGCAACACCGACCACGGGCACACCGATGGCGACGGCGCCACCGGAGGTATCGATGACGCGCACACAGCGAACGCGGTCGGCGCCCGTCTGAGTCGTGTCGAAAGACACCCACTGACCCGCCGTCACGGCCCTGGTGGCGCCAGAGCCGTTGGTGTTGCGGACCACAAAGGTCTCAATCTGCGACCGGTTCGAGGTGCGAGCAGTGCTCACGCCGCCGAAGTCGGCGTCAGTGTTGAGGGACTGGAGGAGAGTGGAAGTTGCCATGATCAGGTCTCCGCATTGGTGAGGATGCCATGACCAGACAGGTTCTGCGTGGTGACCTGCATCCGAAGAGCAATCTGCGCGGACATCGCCGCGTAGCCGCTGATCGTCTCCATGTCCCCAAGCTCGAACTTGGCGTCCTTGTCGAAGTAGATGTTGAACAGCTTAGTGTTCAAGAAGTACATCGACATCTTGTTGGTGCCACCAGAACCCGTGAAGCCGAGGTTGGGCTCGATGTACATCGCCGCGCCGTTGAACTGGAGAGCCAGACGGCCCGCCATGTTGCGCTCTTCGGTAGCGGAGACGTAGCGCTCAAGCTGCTGAAGCTCGTCCTTGTACAGCCCGTAGCTGAGCGGGCTGGCAAGGATGAGGTCCACATCGCCCTCGGGCGCGTACTGCTGACAGTCAATGAGCAGCTGCTGCATCTTCTTCAGGCCGTTGGCCGCGAAGCTGCCGTTCTGCACTTGGTTCTGCCAGGAGGTCGGGAACGCGGTCTTCGAGATGCCGCCGACCGTGTTGGTCTGCGAGCCGAAGGCAAGCTCCTCGAACCAGCCAGTCGCAGCATCCAGACCGTTGAGCGTCTGGAGGTCGGTCAGGATGGTGGACGAACCAGCGATGATCTGCTTCTCGACCTCGCGCTTGAACATGCCCATCGTCTGCTTGAGGCGCGCCTCGGCAATACGGATGATGGCACGCTCACCCTTGTTGGACAGCTCCTCCTTGCGGGTGATGACGATGGGCGCAGCCGCATCGCACCACGAGTAGGAGGCAGTCCGCAGCGGGTCTTTGACTGCCAGAGAGACAGCCTCGTAGCCCGTTGTGAGCTGGGTGATGGTGGAGTGGTCGGTCAGGATGACCGGGGCGTCGATGTAGCTACCGCCATCGACTTCCTCGACATTCCCCAGCGTCTGCACTGCGCTCAGCAGCGGGATGATGCGGAAGGTGTTGTCAACCTCCCGGTCCCGAAGGATGCGCAGTGTACTGGCAAGAATGTCGTTCTGAACACCAGTGGTGACCGGCATTGTACGACTCTCTTCTTGTGGGAAGTGAACGAAGCAGGCGTGTCCGCTACAACGGGGCCAACCGGCCGCGGCGTATCCCGAAGGGTCCGCGAGTGGTCAGCCACACTGTAGCTTAGCCGCGTGCAGCCTTCAAGGTGTTGTAGATGTCTACAGCCGACATTGACCGTAGATCGGGGGAGTTGATGACGGGAGTGCCGGGCTTGACCCCGCGGTCTACGACACCGGCTGCCCTTCTCGCGGCACGACGCTCAAGGTCTTTGCGCTCCGTTGCCGCCTGCTTCTCCGCGTAAAGCAGTTTGCCCTTCACCTGCCAGTACGCCGCCTCAAGGGAGATGTTCTGGTCGGCTTTGAGAGCTGCGCTCACGCCGGCCTTTACAGCCGGGTCGGTCAGCAGGTCGGGGTGCTCAGACTTGAAGTTCTCGTACTTAGCCACGCGCTCGGTGTGCTCGTGCTGCTGGGACAACGGCTCGAGAACTTCCTTGAGGCGCTTGGCTACCTTCGCCTCAATGGCAGCGGCAACGTGCTCGGGGTTGAACGGGTCAAAGTCCGCTGGTGCCTTGTCTGCCTCGGCAGCCAGTTGCTCAATGAGCCCGCTCTTGATGAGCGCGTTGTTCTGTGCCTCAAGCCGCTTGCGCTCCTGAGACAGCTCTTGCGTTTTCTTTGTAAACGCCTTCCGCATCTCAGCCATCGCACGCTGAACTTCGGCAGGCTGGGAAGCATAGATGCTGTCCCAGGACTCACCTTCGAGAAGGCCCTGCTCTTCCTGCTTGGGCTGCTTGGCCTTCTCAGCGGCGATGCGCGCCTGCTTCTTCTCGTAGGCGTCGAGGAGGTTGTTGACCTCCGCCTTGTACTTGTCCCCGCTCGGAGGGTTGCGGTGGCCCGCGTTCTCGGGAGTAGCCGCAGCTACCTCGTCGCGAACCGCCGTGTCCGTGTGTGTGAGCACGGGTGCGGTGTTGTCAGACATCAGGCACGCTCCATGAACATCTGTTCCTCTGTGGGTTTAGCGGTCATCTCTACCTCTACCTCCATACCCTGTGGCTCCATCATCGCCTTCTTAAAGGCATCTGACTTTGCCAGGGCATCGAGCTTACCGGCGAGAAGAGCGAGGCCCCT